TTAAAGGGGATCTTGCGACCCCCTCTAGAATTATGTTTCGCTGTCGCGCTGACAACCATCTAGTTTTAAGTCTAATGGCAAAGACATTTTTATTTAGAGAGTTAGTGAGATAGTATCTGTACCATCCGAACCAGTAAAATCAACTGTCCCTGCAGCGACTGGATTATCAGCAAAATTATAGGGGTAGTCTAACCCATTACCGACGATTAAATTGTCCAAGTCTACATTGGACTCAGATGAGATTGGGAAGGTTTTGGGTCGTTCCTCAGCGATAGTACGCAATCCAAGGTAGTGTCGCCACAATTCGGTCAATGTGTTCTGGGGAACGTTATCATAGAGTGCCTGAATTACGGCATCTCGTGCAGCAATTTCTGCTTCGGAATACTTAGACATGATTTGTCAGTTATAAGAACGGTATGATCCTACTTCAGGATCAGGATCTAACCACTTAGTGTACTCAAAGTCCTCCATGACGTAATCCAGTTGGATAGAGTTGTCAAGAAGATACATGTCCTTATATCGTTGTGTCCAGTCGTTGAACTTCTGGATACGATAATCAGGTTTACCATTAATTTCAAGCGTACCGCACTGAACGTAGCGGTATGGATAACGCTCTAGGAGAACTTCAAGTGCCATAATGTTAGTTTAGATCAAGTGCCAGTTTGTCTATGAGGATGGCATAATCCTCATCCACATCCCCCCAGAATTGTACTCCTTTATCCTCATAAAACTTAAAAAGGTTTGTGAAGATTACAGGATACTCGGAGTCAAGTGCTACGTCACCAGTTACTGCTTGGTAAAGAATATCTAGGACGGATGAAAACTTCTGTTTAGTAGTCATATCTCTTTAGCGATGTGGACTTGTCCTGACGGACAACGATCCAGATAGGATTTGAACCTATGGCCAACTGCTTAGAAGGCAGTTGCTCTTTCCGCTGAGCTACTGGACCATGTGAGTCAGTTCATGAATACGGTCAGACACTACGAAACCATCCTGCATAGAACCGTTGCAAACGTGTTCATGTAGTTGGTCAATCAACATATCCAGTTCAACGTGAACGTGGTTGATTTCAAAATCGGATTGGAAGTCGGTCATGCCTGTCCCTCAAGAACTCTCTTAGTATAGCAGGAGGTGGGGTACTAGTCAAGCATCTTTCTGAAAATAGTCTTTACGCATGTACCTGCCAAGGATGTTAGAGTTGTAGTAGAGCGGGGTTCCATCTTCCATTGCCTCCGTAAGTACATTGTGTTTGAATAATTGTCGGGTCTCTTCATAATTGCATTGACCCTTCGTACTATGTAGTGATAAAATTTCTCTTTTGAAGTTGTGTTTACCGAATATTTTTAGATCATCTTTTAATTCTGGACAACTTCCATAGTATTTCTTCCAGTCGCTCTCCGATTTAACTTTTCGTTTTTTTCCTTTTGGTGTTCTGTGTTGCCAAAAATATTTTCTCCCAACGTAGCATCGTTTGTTGATGAGATTGGTAATTTTATAAACAAAACCGTAGTTATCCCGAATAAGATCCCCACTAAAAGGGCATTCCATGAAGTACCAAGGATTTTCATAGTCAATCAAAACAATAATCTAATGCTGAGATTATTTAGGGTAATCCCAATTGGTTATAAATTGTGATTTGTATTCAGGTCCCCATCCACCAGTGTAGATATATGGAACCGTGCGGACTGGACAACTCTCTCCAGTACACAGAAGATCTTCCACGATTCTCCAAGACTCCATTACTTCTTCAGAGTGAACGAAGTGTGATTGATCACTGTGCAGAGCATCATATAGAAGTTTCTCATAACCATCAATTGCTCTGTCTTGTGGGTATGCGTGGGTGAGTGTTGCTGTTTCTACCTCATCATTGAGACCAGGAGATTTGATATCAATACGAATATCAAGATGAGGACTAGGTTGCAAGCGCATAACAATTCTATCGTTATACTCATGCCCATCAAATAATTGCTGAGGTGGTGCCTTCATTTTAATTACCACCTCTACACACTGATAAGGTAGTTTCTTACCAGTCATGACGTTAAAAGGAACTCCTTCCCAACGCCAGTTATCAACGAAGAGAGAACCAGCAAAATAGGTAGGAGTGTGAGACTGAGGACTAACACCGTCTTCAGTACGATAGGATTCATATTGTCCTAGAATAAGGTTCGTTCCTAGTCTAGTCGCTGCGAGCACTTTTGTCTTCTCACGTCTTAATTCCCTAGCATTCATTTTACATGGTGCTTCCATGGCAATAAGAGCAAGAACCTGTAACACATGGTTCTGCAGCATATCTCTGACAGCACCAGAGTGATCATAGTATTGTGCTCTACCTTCACATCCGATAGTTTCAGAAGCAAAGATCTGAATCTCCTCTATGTACTGACGGTTCCATAGTGGTTCAAGAAGTGTATTACTAAAACGAGTGGCAAGGATATTATTAACAGTATCTTTACCAAGATAATGGTCAATGCGATATACTTGTTTCTCGCGTAGATATCGCTCCACCACAGACTGTAGATGATTAGCAGATTCAAAATCGTGCCCAAAGGGTTTCTCAATAACAATACGCGATCGGTCTGGGTTGTCCATGAACCCAGCTTCTTTAAGATTGATGATAGCATTTTCGTATCTCTCTGGAGGAACAGATAAGAAGTATGTTGTGTCTGCACTGTCATCATGTAGTTTCATCAAACTATCTTGGCAGTCAAGATCACATGAAACAAAGTCCATCCAATGACAAAACTCTTCAGGATAATCTCCAAGATGTTCTAACCAAGATTCTTTGGTATGCTCTCTACGAGATGCTCCTACAATTAAAATATTGTGTGGTAAAAGATGTTTACACCATAGTTTATAAAGTGCTGGAATAAGTTTTCTTTTACATAGATCTCCAGTTGCACCGAAGATAACGATACGTCTAGTGAGCGGTTCCGTTTCCGTCATAGTCATCTGAGTCATAATATCCACCCTTGGTTCCTGCATATATAGTCGCTATCACAAATGGTATAGCAGACCACAATAATATCATACCAAACATTAGTCGTGAGGATGTTTTAATTTTTCTTCAACCCAATGATCATCATTATTAATTCCTGCTGCGGTAACATAGCGTAGGATATGATCATCTACCTGCTTATAGACAGACTGTAGATCTAGATCCATATTAATATCATGTGCAATCTCAGCAACCTGTTTCTCTGTCAAGCAATGATCAGGATGTAATAGATCACAACATGGGATTCTCTTTTCAATCAATTCGTTTAGATTGATTTTAACTTTGTATTCTCTGTATACTGGCATGATTAACCCTCCACATCGTATTCAATTTCTATGACTTTGCATGATCTTCCCATAGAATTTACTCTGGTAAGTCTGCTCATAGTACCACCCAGTTGGGTAGTGATGCCCTCTAGTTCGTGAATGATAGAATTTTCTAAATCAGTCACAGGGTCATGGTGACGATCAACCCTCATCTTTTTTCCATTCCTTTTTTTCGTAGTCGTACCTTGGATGTGGTTCAGCAGGAACCCAAGGTTTTTTAGATGCGTTTGCTATGACAATAAATTTATCAGCAGCAAAAGTTCCTGCAAGATTGAATTCAATTTGATCACCATCTTTCCAGTTCTCAGTACCATCTTTCTTGGTATGATTCATAAGACTCTGGATCTTATCAATCATTTCTTGAGTTAGTTTCATACAACCTTACCTGGTACATAATCCATGCCTTCTAGAACTTCATCTAGAAGTTTACCAAAGTCATTAAATTGTCTGTCACCTGCGATGAAGCAACGTTGTCTTCTCCAGACTGCTTCTGCAAGCAATTGTCTTTCACGGAGGTTAAAAGTTTCAAATCTCATTTGTTGTTAGAATCTAATCCTAGTTCAGTAAGGTAATCTACCCACCATTGTGGGTTCTTTGTTTGTCTCCATTGAGGAACAGGGAGTCCTTGCTCTGAGTAATACTCAAAGATTGCACTATCTATAATCTGTGCGATCTCCATATTCCTCTTCTTTGTCGTCAACATCAGCATACGGGTTCTCCAGATAGGGTCCTCGTTTACGAAAAGGTTCTTTTCTGACATAATCCGTTTCAGCATTTACTTGTGCGATCCATACAGATAGTTTCATAATTATGTAGATGGCAATCAAGGGTGAAAAACATGCCAGTAAGACGACCTTGTTCATCGTACGTCATGTCCTCCAAACATATAACGCATCCCGTTAAGGATTTTATATGCAAATTTGCCTAGTCCTCTGGAAGAGAATCTTTCATAGAGAGCAGCAGACAATACAGGAGCGGGTACGCCAAGATCCACAGCGGTATGAACAGTCCAACGACCTTCCCCACTATCGGAAA